TCAGATGTATATTGGGAAATAACATCAGTGTATGAATATAGACCCGACTTGTTAGCATATGACTTATATAGCAACAGTACATTATGGTGGGTATTTGCCATGAGAAATCCAAACATGTTGAAAGACCCTTATTTTGATTTTGTAGCAGGTGTTAATATATATTTACCTAAGTTAAGTACTATCAATCAATCATTAGGATTATAATAAATGGTAACTAGAACTGTATATCCAGGTGGACTTGTTAAACGCGGTGCTCCTTCTACTCAAAACAGAGCCAATGACGATAAGACAAATAAAAAGAAAACTGGTACTGTAAAAAAAACTCCTGTAATACCGGCTGTTAGTGGAGCAGTCGATCAAACGCAAGCAGAAACTAATAGATTAGCAAATGCAGGAACTGCAGGTACAACACAAGCAGGGAAAGCAGATACTGAAGAAGCAAAAATATCTGAAAATAAATTTCCAGACAAAAGGTTAAAAAATCCATTAGCAAATTTCTCAAGTTATACATATCAACTTTCTTTGTATATGATAACGCCAGATGCGTATGAAGCATTTATTTTAGATGGAAGAAAAAACTTAAATGCAATACAAAATATTACTGCGGCCGGGCAAGAAACAATAGATCAAGCTAATCAAACTACAGTTGAACCACAATCAAGATCAGCAGACGGTACTACTAACATCGGGACTAATTCTTCTAATAGTTCCCCGCCGGCTCCATCTAGTGTTCGAACAATAAAACGTGGAGCAGCATATCTAATTGCACAAAGCGGTGGTATTAATAATAGCGGACCAAATGAACGAGCACCTGGATTTGATGTAGATTTTTACATAGATGATTTAGTAATTACACAAGCTATCACTGGAAAAGAAACACAAAGTGCCACAAATGTAACAGACATAACTTTTAAAATAACTGAACCATATGGTTTTTCTTTTATATCAAGATTAAAACGAGCACAAGATCAATTAAAACTAATGTGTCCAACCCCGGGGTACGGTGATACTTCAAACCCAGTTAGACAGTTTTATATTTTAGGGATAAGATTCTTAGGTTACGATAATCAAGGAAATGTAATTGATCCTGCTAAACTTCAAGATATGGGAGGCACTGGCATTGGATTATATGAAAGATATTATGATATTGTAATATCAAAAATGGATTTTAGACTTGGTGGACAATCGGTTGTCTACAACTGTGAAGCTAAATCAATTCCTGGTTCCGAAGCATTTGATACTAAAAAAGGTATAGTTTGGTCAGGTGCTAGTATAACTGCTAGTACTGTTTACGATGCATTGATTGGAGGAAATCAAAACGGGGTTTCCAAAGCAGGAGGCGCTAACGGTGCTCACGCAGGAACTGATGCTACACAAGGAGCATGGGGATTGCTATCTACTTTAAACAAAGAACAACAAACACGTTTAGATAATAAAGAAATAGAATATGCAAATGAATGGGACATTGAATTTTTAGGTGAAGCAAAAGACATAATAGCTAAAGCATCAATGTTAAGTCAAGCAGACAGAGACAAAAGAAGAATGCCTACAAGTACCACTGCTACTTCAACCGAACAATCTAATGCAGCAACTGCACAAGCAGGAGCAAAACCAAATAATAATCTAAAAACAATTAGTGTTGGCACAGGCATCCCTATCATACAAGCTGTAGACGAAATAATTAAACAAAGTTCATATTTAGAAGATGCATTGTCTATTATAAAAAAGTCACGACTTGATAACACTGGATCCAAAAAAGAGTCATCTGATATAATTGACAATTCAAATAAAACTGTAAACATTAAATGGTACACAATTAGTGCTGAAGTAGTTGTCAAAGCATGGGATAAAAAACAAAATGATTTTGTTTTTAAAACTAAATTTATTGTTCAACCATATAGTACACCTGTCTCAGTTGGTGCATATTCTGATGTGACTACTCCATACTATGGGCCACACAAAAGATATGAATACTGGTTTACTGGAAAAAATACCGAAATACTTAAGTTTGAACAAACATTCAATAATGCATTTTATAATGTAGTACTTGATGGTGCTGGAATTTCACCGTCTGCGTCTGGAAATGGTTTTTCTTTCCCTGTAGCTGTTGGTCAACCTACTGGGCAAGCAAGACAAGGTAGACCTAATTATAATATGGAAACACAAAATTCATATATCTCTAGTTTATATGACCCTAGTGCTTGGGCTGAGACTAATATATCTATATTAGGTGATCCTGACTTTTTAATGCAACCGGCAGCTAGTAGTATAAATGATTTGTATGATGAGTATTATGGCACTGATGGATATACTGTAAGTGCAAACGGTGGACAAGTGTTTATCGAAATTAATTTCAAAGAACCTAATGATTATAATAATGTCACTGGAACAATGGATATTAATCAGTCTATAAATATATACCCTCATCCAAAATATATACAAACAAAAATAAATGAGCGCGGCGGCGGTGTTGCAATAATGTTAATAAAAGTAGTAAGTAAATTTAATAAAGGAACTTTTACTCAAGATTTAACTGGTGTGCCTGGTATATTTGCAGATGACCCATTAGAACAAGTAGACGATAGAGACAATCAATCAGATGCAGAAACTAGCAGATTAGCAAGAAAAGCACCTGTTACTAACTCTGGTTCTGGAACCGCTGCAACAACCAGTGCAGCTAAGGCTAATCAAGTAAAAACTAGAACAGGGGCAACTTCAACTGTACCTAAATTTACTCCAGGTGGAAATGCTAAACGCGGCGGAGTACCAACTGGTACGGCACCAACACCGACGGGAGTAGGCACAACAGTTAAAAGTGTAGCTAGTGCAGAAATTGCAAAAAATTTAGGTATTAATCCTAAAACATTATTGCCGATTAATGTAAATCCAGCAGCTAAACCAGTACAAGATCAAAAAACACTTAATAAAAAAGGTGTGCAAAACGATGATTCTGGATACATAAATCCTAAGCAAAGACATTAATATTAAATAATTTATATGGCAGAGAATAATTTTAGTCCTAAAGGACAGAACAAAAGAAGTAAACCAGACGCCGGCGGCGGAGTACTGCGTGACTTACCTGTGCTTGGTATAGTTAAAAATAATATTGATAATACTCGCGCCGGCAGGATAGATGTTTATATAGAAGATTTTGGCGGTTCGGATCCCGATGATGATTCAAATTGGACTACTGTAAATTATATGAGTCCTTTCTTTGGCAGTACTCCCGCAGTAGCAGGAAGTGAAGCAACTGATTACGGAACCTATGAAACAAACCCAAGTTCATATGGTATGTGGTTCAGTCCACCTGACCTTGGAAGCACAGTAGTTTGCATTTTTATAAATGGCGATTCAAATTATGGATACTATATAGGTGGAATACTACAACCAGAATTATTACAAATGATTCCTGCTATAGGCTCATCCGACAATATTGTACCAAATAAAGGGGAAGCAGAGCAAACAGGCGGAGCACCTAAATTACCTGTTAGTAATTTAAACACCAATAATAAAAGCATTACTGATAGTGAAAATTTTATAAATGAAGCACGACCAGTGCATAGTTATGCAGCTGGAATTTATCAACAACAAGGATTGCTCAGAGACCCAATAAGAGGTCCTATTAGCAGTAGTGCATTGCGCGAAAGTCCATCACGAGTAGGCTGGGGAATTAGTACGCCGGGCAGACCTATCTATCAAGGTGGTTATAGAGATGAAGATGTACTAGAAAAAGGAAGCGAAGGTTCACCTGAATCATTACAAGTTATATCACGTAGGGGCGGACATAGTATTGTTATGGACGACGGTGACGTATATGGTAAAGATCAACTAGTAAGAATAAGAACAATTCAAGGTCATCAGATATTGATGAGTGATGATGGCCAAACATTACAAATTATTCATAGCAATGGACAAAGTTATGTTGAGTTAGGCACAGAAGGTACTGTTGATGTGTTTGCAATGAATAGTGTCAATGTAAGAACACAGGGAGACTTAAATCTACATGCTGATAACAACATAAATATCAACGCTAAAAAAGATTTGAACATAGCAGCAGACAATATAAACATAAATGCTGCGACTAACATTGGATGGAGAGCAGGTAGTAATTTTAGTGGATATACATTGGGAACTTACACTATAAAAGTTAATGGATCTATGAGTATGAGTGCCGGCGGTGAAGGGTCATATGCTAGTGGTGGAGTAATGTTTGTTAATGGTAATAAAGTTAATCTTAACACTGGCTCAACTTCAGTAACACCAAATGAAGTTCCATTGATAACACAAATTGCACATACTGATACATTGAATGATCCTAAAGTAGGATTTGCAGCAGCACCCGGATTATTGAAATCAATAGTAAGTAGAGCACCTGCACACATGCCTTGGGCTAACGCAGGACAAGGGGTAGATGTAAGTGTATCATCTTCTCCAGATGCTAACCTTGAATCACCTCCTGCTCCGGCAGTTTCAGAGACTAATAATGCAGCAAGTACTGCACCTGCAAATAGAACCAATGTAGCATTGACTTCAACTGTGCCACCTGCGCCAGCAGTTAGTGCTAGTATAGATAAAAATGTTTCTACTGCAATGATTAGTTCCGCAGCGGTCAATGCAGCAGCAAATGCACCTGAGGTAGTAGCGACTGGCACGGGAGTGATACAAGATGCCAATGGAGATATTAATGCAGCAGTAGGAAAAATGGCAATGACTCCGCAACAGATGGAAGCCGCTATGGTCATAAAACCCGGATCTGCTGCACTCGTGACTAGCTTAGTTCAAGGTGGTGCTAATGTAGAGACTGCTATGCCATCGAGCATGTTTACAGGTAAACCTGGAGCAGAAGACTTACCTGCGTTTGTCAATAACACCGGCGCACAAGTAGTCGCTAAAGCAGAAAGTTTACAACAAGCACAAGCATCATTAACTGCCGCCGGAGTTATTACAGGGAAAGAAGCACCCGGAGATATTGCAGGACTAGTGAATGCTGCTTCTGAAGTTGGGGTACAGACTACAATTGATTTTGTAAAAAAATCAAGCACAACAGATTTTGGAAGAGGATAAGATGGCTGTTAATTTAGAATCTATTGTAACTAATCAAATATCAGGTGCTGGAAGCAATGTTGCAGCAGCCATAGCCTCAGGCAATTTTGCATCAAATCTTGCTACTAACGCTACTAGCGGGTTAGGTTCCATAGGTGTTTCGCTTTCTGGATCAGGTATTATAGGTAAACCCGGTGAAAGTTTAATGGCGCAAGCTGGGGCAAAAAGTCTAACTGCATCTGCATTCGGGGCAATAACTAAATCTTTCAAACCACTTGAAGCAAACGTGCCACAAAATTTAACAGCTATTGCTGCAAAAAACTCAGAAGATCAAGCAGCAGCGGAAGAAGCTGCGGCATTGCCGGCAACACAAGTAGCAGCACTACAAACAATGCCCGGTACAAGTGCATTAACTTCTAGCTTAAATACCGCAAAAGCTGCTGCTAGTGGAATGAGTCCTCAAACTAGTGCGTTGTTAATGTCAACTGTTACTGCTTTGGCAAGTGGTGGAAAGAATAGTGCAATCAGTGGTGCCACAGCTGGGTTATTAAAACAAGGTATTGGAATAACACAAACATTGACCAATGGTAAAAATCTTAGTCAAGGTCAAATTGGTTCAGCAATTAGTGCAATAGGAGCAGCAACAGGTGGAACAAGCGCAGGCGCAAGACAAACAGCATCTTTGTTGACAGCAAGTATTGGTATAGGACAATCATTATCAAGTGGAAAAAATCTCAGTGCTGGACAAATTGGTACAATTGTTGGAGCATTAAACGGTACACAAGGTAAAAATGCACTACCTAATTCACTAATAACACAAAGTATAGGATTAGCACAAACATTATCAAGTGGAAAAAGTATTACACAGGGTCAAATCAATGGACTAGTTGGATCAGTAGCACAAATTGGTTCTGCTAATGGTGGCAAGAGAATTAATTCAGCAACCGCAGCATTGATAGCACAAAGTATTGGATTGACTACTACTATAGCAAGTGGAAAAAAAGTAACTCCCGGACAAGTAAGTGCATTGGTTACTTCAAGTATTAATTCTGCGCTAAGTGCTGGAAGTCCAACAAATAGAACAAATGGAGGAGGTAGTGGGGTAAGAGCATTAGCAGGGGGATTATCCGCTATAGCAGCAGTAACTATCGGGGCAGTTGCAACCGGAACCCCAGTAAATGTTAAAACAATTGGGAACCTAGCAGTTAACTCAATAAGTTCAATTCCTGGACTTGCACCGTGGGGAGCAGTAATTAGAAATGCATCTGCGGTTGCAATGAATAATATATCAAAACCAACCGCTGCGGCAAGCACTGTTGCATCATTGGCAGCAGGTCCATTGAGTAAAACAGTTGATAGTGGTGTCTCTACTGTTAGTACAGAAAGTACCGCAATAACACAAAATATAGAAAAAACTAAAAAAGTGCCATTATCTGCACTAGCTACTAGTGGACTATCACCGTCGGCAGCAGCATCTTTAACTGCTAGTGTTAATGCTATGAATGCAGGCGGTTCTTCTCCAGTTAAGTTACCAACTGTAGCCACAGGAACAGTTGATAGAAGTCAACTAACTTCTCAAATTAATTCTATACTAGGTAGTAATAAGATTCAAGTGCCAAATTTCTCTGGAATCCCACCATTACCAAACAAAATTAATACTGATAGTGCATCACTAGCAGAACAAGATTTAGTGATAAAAGAAATTGCAACATTAAAAGATAAACGCTGGGATGTGTCAAAAGCTGCTGGAAATGCAAGATATAAAGCATCAGAAGCTAAACAAAAATTACCACAAGGTGACCCTGAAATTGCAGCACTTGAAAGGGCTTCAGTATCAGCACAAAAAGAATTGGATGACTTAGATAAGAAAATTGTAGAATTACAGAGAAAACAATATACTTTAGCTACCGGTGAACCATATCCAGAACCTGCTACTGGATAATCAAGTAGTTTATAAGCATAAATATATCATGACCACATACATTGGATTCAGTAGTATCTCAGCAAATAAACCTAGGTCAACTAATTTGCCTACTGGTCCTGCTGGCGGAACAGGTTCATTAATTGATCCGGTAAATATTGGTAATAAATTTGGATTAGTAGATACTTCTTTGGTCGTACAAGATTTGGTAAACGCATTAAATATCCCTCAAGGTCAAAAAGTAGGACAACCAGGTTATGGTACTACACTTTGGTCTTTTGTTTTTGAGCCAAATACAGCAGATGTTCAGTTTCAATTAGAAACTGAAATACGCAGAGTAGCTAGTTTAGATCCAAGATTAGTACTAAATTCAGTTAGGGCTTTCCCGCAAGAAAACGGAATATTGTTAGAATTAGAAATAGCAGTATCCCCCTTCAATCAAGCGCAGTTATTAAATGTATTTTTTAATAATGCTAATAATACTGCTTCTATTCAATAACCTAAAAAACCCATGTTTTCAAGTATGATAAATACTTAAAAGAGAATACTTATGGCTACAAGTTCAAGACAATCAGCACTATTTGGGGTAAACGACTGGAAAACGATTTATCAAACTTTCCAGCAAGCAAATTTCCGTAGTTATGACTATGAAACATTACGTAAAAGTTTTATAGATTATCTAACCATATATTATCCTGAAACATTTAATGATTATATTGAAAGTTCAGAATTTATTGCATTACTTGACGTTATGGCGTTTATGGGTCAAGGTCTTGCTTTCCGCAACGACTTAAATACCCGTGAAAACTTCATTGATACTGCTGAACGCAGAGACAGCGTTATTAAATTAGCTAATCTTGTAAGTTATACTCCTAAAAGAAACTTAACAGCAGAAGGTTATTTGAAAGTAACCAGTATTCGTACCACGCAAAATCTTACTGATTTGAATGGGTTCAACTTAGCTAATATTCCTATATTGTGGAATGACCCAGCTAATCCAAACTGGTTAGAACAATATAATACAATTATTAATGCAGCATTAGTAAACACTCAACGTGTAGGTCTTCCTGCGAATTCTGCACAGATTCTTGGAATAAAAACAGACGAATATACATTGCAGATACCTGCAGGAACTAGCCCAGTGGTACCATTCTCAACTACTGTAAATGGTATGAACATGAATTTTGAGTTATGTAGCGTCAGTGCAGTGGGTGAAGATTATGTATATGAAATTCCTCCTGCACCTACTAATCAATTTAATATGTTATACCGTAATGACAAATTAGGATACGGTAGTCCAAATACAGGATTTTTCTTTTATTTTAAGCAAGGTGTATTACAAAATTTTGATTTTTCATATCAAAATCAAATCGCAAACCAAGTAACTGACATTGGAAGTATTCAAGGTGTTAATAATACCGATACTTGGTTATATCAAGTAAGTCAAACAAATGGTTCATTTGGGTTGTGGATTAAAGTAGATAACATTTATGCAAATGCATATTTACAAACACAAAATAGTGTTAGACAAATATATTCTGTAAATAGCAGATCCAATGACCAAGTAAGTTATGTATTTGGTGACGGGGTATTCAGCGAGATACCAGTTGGTAACTTTAGAGCATATGTTCGTGCTGGTAATGCATTGACTTATACTATACAACCTACACAGATACAAAATCTTACTGTTACCATGAACTATGTCAGCAGAGTTGGGCGTGTCGAGACATTGACGATTGGATTGAGTTTGCAAACTCCGGTGACTAACGCACAAGCCAGAGAAACATTGGCTGACATTAAACAACGTGCGCCAAGTCGTTACTATACACAGAATCGCATGGTCAATGGGGAAGATTACAATAACTTCCCATATACATTATATAGTTCAATAATCAAGAGCAAGGCTATCAATCGTAGTAGTGTTGGTGTAAGCAAAAACTTAGATTTACTTGACCCAACTGGCAAGTATAGTAGTAGTAACAGCTATTCAAATGACGGTGGAATTTGGTTAAATGATACTGATGGATATGCATTATTAAACATTACTAATCTTAGTGATATACAAACTTTCTTGAACGATACATTAGCAAATATATTAGGTGATAACAAATCATTACAATATTATGTTCAGAATTATCCAAGATATAATACAACTATCAGTTCAGATGATAATTTAGTATATTGGCATACTAGCACAGTAGATGCTAATAGTACTTCTGGTTATTTTTATGATTTGATTAATGGCAATGACATTCCAGTTCCCATTGGTACATATTCGACTTATAACTTAAAATATTTAACTAAGGGTGCATTAATAAAATTCATTGCTCCTGACAGTTATTATTTTGATGATAGTAATAGATTAGTATATGGTGTTGCCGGTCCTTCAAACATAACATCTATTTGGACAACTGTATTGAATGTTATTGGCGATGGGTATAACAATGGATTAGGACAATTTGCCAATGGCACCGGACCAGTAACCTTAAACAAATATGTTCCAAATGGTGCAATTATTACTACTGTAATACCTGCATTCCAAAACACATTACCTAATACTGTAACAAATGAATGTATCATTAGATTAGAACTACAACAAAATTTCACATTAGTTTTTGATAATTCGTTAACAATTGCACAAGACAGATGGAGTGTAGATCCTACCTCACAACCTGGCTACTTTGTCAAATTTACTAGTACCGGGTACAATAGATATACAGTAACCTACAAATCATTGAATTATTATTTTGGTAGTGTAGCTGATACTAGATTTACTTATGAAGCTGGTAAATTAGTTTATGATCCTTTTTCCGGAATCATATTACAAGATTTTATAAAAATACTACCTACTAACACACAACCAAATTCAAACTATCCATTGGCTAAATCAGTTAAAGGAAGTATTATTGGTCAAACAGTTGAAAGTGATGGTTACATTAATGACTTTGAAGTTCAAGTTGCTAGTATTGATGTTAATAACAGAACAGTAGTAGATAATCCAGATTTCTTTTATGATGTGACTGGATATGTTACTGGAAATACCAATATAGGAATATATGCTTTCTTTGAAGAAATACAAGATGCTATCAACTTAACTAGAACTGAATTAATTTCAACTAGTATGGTTGCATATCAATATGCAACTGCTACAGATATAGATGTTGTAAAATATGATTATCCAGAAGGACAGCTATTTTATGCATACACAGATAATGTATTTTATATAACAGTTCAAGATCCAACCATCACTACTCCATATTATATTTTAGTTGAACAACCACAATATAGCATGAAACCAGGTCGTCAAGGATTACAATTTCAATATCGTCACAACAGTAATAATACCACACGTATCGACCCGGCAACAACTAACATCATTGATTTATATGTAGTAACGCAAGCATATTATACTGAATATCAAAATTGGATACAAGATACTACTGGTACTGTGCCTATGCCAACTAGACCAACTATTAACGATTTGACTACTGAGTATAGCAAAGTACAAGATTATAAAATGTTAACTGATACCGCTATTCTAAATAGCGTAGTGTTCAAACCATTATTTGGTGCTAAAGCGGCAGCTGCATTGCGAGGAACAATTAAAGTAATTAAAAATTCTGCAACTAATGCAAGTGATAGTGAAATTCGTAGTGCAACATTAACTAGTATGAATAATTATTTCAATATTAACAATTGGGATTTTGGAGACACCTTTTATTTCAGTGAATTAAGTGCATACATACATAATCAAATTGGAGAATATGTTAGTTCGTGTGTGTTAGTACCCAACGATCCAACAATGAAATTTGGAGACTTATATGAGATTAAATGTTTACCTTACGAAATTTTTGTAAATGCAGCAACTTCAAATGATGTACTTGTCATCGCGGCATTAACACCCGCCGAATTACAAATAGCATAAGTAATATATAATTAAAAGATTTATAAAATGGCAACAAGAATTAGAACACTCGACTTTTTACCAGAGATATTCAAAACCACAACCAATGCTCAGTTTTTGGCAGCGACACTAGACCAATTAGTTGCTGAGCCTAATACCGAGAGAATTGAAGGTTATATTGGTAGTAAGTTTGGGTATGGTGTTAATGCAAATGACTACTATGTAACCGAACCTACAAAAATAAGAACCGATTATCAATTGGATCCGGGTGTTGTGTTCTTAAAAGAAAATGACACTACCGCAAAAGATTTTATTAGCTATCCGGGTATAGTTGATGCACTAACATTACGTGGTGGAATAACCGATAACAATAGTAGATTGTTTAGTAGTCAAATTTATTCATGGGATTCTTTCACTGATCTAGATAAAATTATAAATTATAATCAATATTACTGGATACCAACCGGTCCCGAACGTGTTACAGTACAACCTAGTGCAGTTTATACTGAAGCTACTTATATAGTTGAATCACAACCTGCTGATTACTTAATAACATCTGAATCATTAGCTGACGTTGAAGCTAACCCAACATTAACATTAATTCGCGGCGGAACTTATAAATTTATTGTAAATCAAAATACTAAATTTTGGATACAAGGTGCACCAGGTATCACAGGATTTAGTCCAACTCAAACTAATTTACAAACTCGTGATGTGTACGGAGTTACTAACAATGGTGCATCGGACGGTACTATTACATTTAATGTACCACAAAAAAATGCATTAGCAGATTATATTTTTCCTGGTGATAATACAGTAGGTGTTGTTTCTACACTTCCGTATAGTCAAGTCAACGGCGCATATGTAAATGACATAGGTGGTATCGATGGAATTACCGCATTGGATGGGTTAACCTTAATGTTTTACAACACCGGCGAAAATGATTTAGGTACCGAAACTAATTTTTACCAAATCACATTAACCGGCGCAGCTAATAACCCTGTTATATCATTGTCTTTAGGCGACGCTATTCCAAATGAGCAAAAAATAACTGCTTTGTATGGTATTGAATGGATCAATAGACTTTTCTATAGAAATAATACAGGTTACATACAATTAGAACCATATAATAGTCCTATATTAGATACATTGTACTATCAAGATGATACTATTTCTACTAGGGTAGGTATTATTAAATTGGTTGAAAATAATAGTACAAGTCAAATTAATGTTATTACAGATATATTAGGTAAAAAACAATACACTTCTCCAAATGGCGTAGTGTTTACTAATGGACTGAAAGTTATATTTCAAGGGAATATATTTCCTGACACGTATAATAATATAGAATACTATGTAGAAGGGGTTGGTACTAACATAGAATTATTAACCGTAACTAATTTAGTATCTCCGGGCTTATTTGCTTCGGGGGAGTACACCCCATGGGACACAACACCGTGGGATTTTGGAAATTATGATTCTAGTTTGTATGTACCTGTAAATCCAGACTATATAACAATTGCTAGAAATTCAATCAATAGAAATGCTTGGTCAAGAAGCAATCGTTGGTTTCACATAGATGTTATTAAAGCTACAGCAGCATACAACAACACGCCTGCATTAATAACAGAATATACTACTGATAATAATAAAGCAAAACGACCAATCATTGAATTTTATCCTAACTTAAAATTATTTGATTCTGGTTCAGTTGGTAAAAGTCCAGTAGATTTTTTTGATACCAGAACAACTGACGCATTTACTTATGTGGCAGGACAAGCTAGTTATTACCCAGACGTAGCAGGATGGACAACTTATGACGCAGTAATAGCACCGGTGACTGGAGCAATTACTACTAGAACAGCAACCACGACTTATGCAGTAACTAATCAGATTTTGTTGAATAGTACCTCTACCTTGCATATTAATGATACTATAAGTTTTGGAGGCACTGTATTTGGTGGAATAGTATCTGGAACTACTTATTATATAACTACTATTAATGGCAATCTAATAACCATATCTAGTATCAAAGGTGGACCATCGTTTGTTCTCACCACTAGTAGTGGCACAATGACTACCTCTATATATCCATATTCTACTACCATAACAGTTCCTACTACCGGGGTATCAGGATTATTTGAAGTTAATCAATATATAACAGATACTACTGGAGTATTACCTTCTATAACCTTAGTTAACAATGTTTCAATTATAGGTTCAAATACAATTATAACAGTCACGTGGTATAATCAATCTATAGTCAATGGCACTTCAGTTGCATCTGTAGTTACAGCAGATACTCCTTTAGATAACTATGCTATTTTTGATGGCTCTAGAATAGTATTTGCAGCCGACACAACTGCAAATATACGAAATAAAATTTATATAGCAAGATTTTCAACTACTACATTTCAAGGTGTTCCTGTAATTACTTTATTTGAAGCCGAAGATGGATTGGTATTGCCTGATGAACAAACTGCTGTATATCGTGGATATAATAACATAGGCAAAGATTTCTACTTTGACGGAACCAACTGGTATGCAGGTCAACAAAAAATTACACTAAATCAACCTCCAAAGTTTGATGTATTTGACCACAATGGTATAAGTTTTAGTGATCCTTTAGTATATACTAGTACATCATTTACTGGTTCAACCTTGTTTAGATATGGAATAGGTTCAGGAACCGATGATATATATTTAGGTTTTCCCATACGTTATAGTTCAATAGATAATATTGGAGACATTAGTTTTGATGTTTCTTTGAATTTAGATACCTTTAATTATGTTGATGGTACTACAGCAATAACACAAAATGTTAATACTGGATATGTATATAATTATACATCTCGTATTAATTATGTAAGAGAGTTAGGTTGGCAAACTGCTGTATCTCCTAGCGCACAATATCAAATATTTGAATTTGATTGGACTATATTAAAACCTGTACATAGTTTCGCTTGTGATATAGCACCAATGAGTTCAACCAAAACAAATTGGCCCACTGTTCAAGTTTATATCAACAATAACTATATACCTAATATAGATTACACAGTAACTACTACTGATACTACTACCACTGTTAATATTCCTGTTATTGATGCAGTTAACACAGTAGTACAAATTTTAATATTAAGCGACCAAGTAAGTAATACTGCTTACTATCAAATTCCAAATAATTTGAATAATAATCCATTTAATGAAGATATCACTACAGCTAACATCGGTGATATTCGTGGACAATATCAAAGTATTTTTTATAATAACCCAGACACAACTGGTGAAATATTTGGTCCAAACAATTATCGTGATTTAGGTAATTTAGTACCATGGGGCAATAGAATAATACAGAATAGTGCTTCACTGGTATTACCTGGAGTATTTTTACGAAATCAAAAACATGATATAATTGATTCACTGTTATATAATAGCAGACAATATATTACCTTTAAGAATTTATTGATTGATACAGTTAATAATTCTAGCTACAGTACAATGTTGACTCCTGCTCAAATGTTAGATAATGCAATCATTCAAATGAATGCTGCACGTAGTAATGAACAACCGTTTTTCTGGAGCGATATGCTTCCAGCAAAAGCACCGTATATTACTAACACATATAGTTTTGCTAATTCACTAGATACTAGCATTTATTCTCTAAGTCAAATATATAATTTTGCTACGGCAAATTATAATAGCGTTTTAGTATATCTTACACGTAATGGAAAACAAACACAACTAATTAAAGAAATTGATTATGTAATTAGTATTGATAGTCCTACACTAACTGTTACTACTGATTTACAACCAAACGATCAAATTACTGTAAATGAATACAATCAAACTTATGGCAGCTATGCTCCTAACACTCCTACTAAGTTAGGATTATATCCAGCAACTATCCCTGCTGTAGTATTAGATACAGCATACAACCCAGAAACGTATTTCATCGTAGGACATGATGGGTCATTTACTAAATTATATGGAAATTATGATCCAGTGACTGGTAAACTGATTGATTTCAGAGACCAAGTGTTACTTGAGTATGAGACCCGTGTTTACAATAACTTAAAATTAAGTGAGACAGTTCCTGCAGGTTCATATCAAGGTGTAATTCTTCCAGGGTTCTTTAGAGATACTGATTACTCATACGATGAGTTCTTGCAAATATATAGTGAATCATTCTTAAATTGGGTAGGACAAAATAGAATTGATTACAAGACACAATTCTATAACAAGAACAATCAATTTAGTTACAACTATATTGACAGTGGCAACAAGATAAATCGTCAACCTATTGAGCAAGGTTACTTCAGAGGATTGTACTTATACTATTACGATACTTCAACCCCAGATCAAACTCCATGGGAAATGTTAGGCATATCTAACAAGCCGTCATGGTGGGAAACTAGATATGGACCTGCTCCATACACTAGTGACAACTTAGTTCTTTGGGGAGATTTAAGTGAAGGCTTAGTATGGAACAACGGAGATTCTTACATAAAGCCTAATTATGCTCGCCCAGAATTATTAAAAATTATCCCAGTTGATAGCAATGGAGATTTAGTTTCACCACTAATTTCTATTGTAGGTGCATACGACCAGAATGCATTTAAGCGTGACTGGGTCGTTGGCGATGTAGGTCCTGCAGAGTTTAGCTATCGTAGAAGTAGCACATGGCCATTTGATTTGATGCGTATATTAGCAATAACTAAACCGGCAGACTTCTTTAACTTAGGTGTCGATGTTGATAACTACAAATATAATGTTGAATTTAATCAATACTTAGTAAACAATAGAGATCACTTAGTCATAAGCAATGTACCAATTTATGGTTCTGGCACGCCTGCAACTAGTTATATTAACTGGATTGTTGATTATGAAAAACAAGTTGGGGTCGATGCAACTACAAACATAACTACATTGCTAGACAACTTAGATGTTCGTTTAGTATATCGTTTAGCTGGATTTAGTGATAAGAATTTATTAAAATTCTACGTGGAAAAGAGTTCTGCTAACAGTAATAACAGTTCATTATTAATACCAGACGAAAGCTATCAAGTACTATTATACGAAAATCAACCGTTTGATAGAATAGTTTATAGTGGAGTTATAGTGCAAGTTACAGACCGTGGATATAAAGTATTTGGAAATAGTCAGACTAATGCTTATTTCAAAGTATTGGCACCTAAGCCAAATCCAGCAATTGAAACTATTACAGTTGATACTCTTACAGTAAAGGTAGCAACAGATTTTTATGATAGAACAGTTACAGTTCCATATGGAACTGAATTCTACACGGTTCAACAAGTATCACAATTTTTAGTAAGCTATGGTGAATACTTGATACAAAAAGGTGTTATATTTGATGAAATAGAAAATGGTATTCCAATCAACTGGAATCAAATGGTCGCAGAGTTTCTATACTGGGCACAAACAGGGTGGGATATTGGTAGTATAACATCTATCAATCCTGCTGCAAAGATACTTTCAATAAACAAAGAAAGTTCTATTGTTCAACCATTGACATTACAACAGTTTAACTTTATACTAAATCAAAATCTTTACCCTATATCAGGTACGGATATGTCTGTTATTCGTGATGGAACTGCATTTAGTGTAACCGCATTGAATGAAGGTGATACTATATCATATGGACAATTTAATATTAGTAATATTGAACATGGCATCGTATTCAATAACTTGACATTGTTCAACGATGTGATTTACAATTTAATTACTGGGTTACGTCAGAATCGCATTACAGTCCGTGGTACAAAAACTGCTGAATGGAATGGCACAGTAGATGCATATGGTTTCATTCTCAACCAAGACAATATACAAGAGTGGACTAGAGAAGTAAAATATACGCAAGGTTCAATTGTAAAATATAAAAATAGATATTGGACTGCTATAACTATAGTTCAAGCAAAAGAAACGTTTGATGAGCAAGATTGGTTGCAAACAAACTACGACCAGATACAAAAAGGATTATTACCTAACAGTCAAACTCGTTCATATGAAAGTACATTGTACTATGATGTTAACAAGGCTAATTTAGAAAATGATGCTGACTTATTGAGTTTTAGTTTAATTGGATATCGTCCTAGAGACTATATGGCATTAGCTGATTTAACGGATATCACTCAAGTCAATGTTTATCAAAACATGATTAAAGATAAAGGTACATTAAATGCAGCAAGTGCATTTAAGGGTGCAACACTAGCACAAGGCGGTATTGATTATGAATTGTATGAAAATTGGGCTATCAAATCAGGTGAGTTTGGCGGGATATTAAATAATAATTTTATTCAATTCAAATTGAATCAAACTGAATTGACCGGCAATCCTAGCATTGTAGGATTGACAAATGGAGTAGCTATAGATGGTGTACAACAAGAAGTGCCTATATATAGCGTATTCAATTATGGTCGTCCAATAACTGATGTTGATATATTACCTACGATAGCTAATACATACCCATCCGAATTATACCCTACAGCAGGATATGTTAATTACGATGATGTTAAAATGGCTAGTTATTATTATTCTGGCTTATCAACCGCACAAAATTCAGTTGGCACAACAATCCCAATAAGTGAATTTTATGTGCGTGATTATACATGGTTAGCTAACTATCTATCAGATTGGAAAGTATATACTCCTGCAAGTTTAGGTTCAGTAATTGCAGCACAGAATAATCTTAACGGTACAGTAACAATTAGATTTAAGCAAGAACACAACTTAACCACTTATCAAGTTTTTGCGGTAGTTAATTTTGATCTTGCAATTGACAATTATTATGTTGTTGCAGCAGTGGTAGATCCATACAGAGTTATCATTAATCTTTCGTTAGACCCTAACATAACCAGTTTAACTGGACAAGGGGTTGGATTTAGAATGCAGAATCAGCGTGTAGCTACGGCACCAGAGATTATAAATTTACCTTTATTAGACAATGAATTTAACAAATTAAAAGTATGGGTAGATACTAACAATGATGGTAGCTGGGCAGTTTATCGCAAGAGTCTAAATTATCAATATACCAATGAAATAACAGAATTGGGTAGTGAGACTTTTGGTAGTGCGGTTGCTTATACTGATACTTTAGGTTATTTAATTGCTGATAGTGCAGCCGGAATAGTTAATAGATATAGGTATTATTCCGATACAAATTCTTATAGTTCTATTCAAACTCTAACACATGGGGATTCATTTGGGTCTAATATATCATATATTGATGATTTATTTGTTATATCAGAACCAACTGGTTCACCTAATGTTTATATCTATCAGTTAATAAATACCACTTTATCAAACACATTAAATTTATATCAAACTATTGCAGCCCCTGCAGGTGTTACAACATGGGGAACTTCAACTGCATTGTCCGGAGATCAAAATTGGTTATACATTTCCGATATAGATAACAATTATGTTTATGTTTATCGTAAATCTGTATTAACAGATTTATATGAATATTCTACTAGAATTACTGTAGCCGGTTTGGTCAGTGGAGACACATTTGGATACTCTATCGCAACTGATTATTATGGTGATACTGTAGTAGTAGGTACCCCGTATAAAGATTATGATGTAAATACTCAAAATTATGGATACACTTATGTGTTCTCTAGAACTGTACAAAATACAATTTCAAGAACTAGTAATCAAGCCTTTATTCCTGTAGTAATTCCTTTAGCTTGGACTCCGACCACGGTAACGCAAACTGCTACTGCTACAGATAGCACAACTGACAGAATTACAGTAAGTAGTAGTGCAGGGTTTAACGTAAACGATCCGGTGGTATTCACCGGCACATTGATTTCTGCGGGTGCAATTGCAGCAAATACTGTGTATTATGTTTATGATAAACCAACTAGCACTACCTTTAGAATTGCGTTGACTCGCAATGCAACATCATATATTCAATTAGCGACAGGGTCTGGTAGCATGACAGTTACCGTACAACCTACCCCGTTGTTTGTTTCAGTTAATGGAACACTATTAAGTGATAATACTTATGCAGTAATTGGTTCTTCGTTGTATGTTTATAGTTCACAATCACCTACAATAAATGCAGGCGATTTAATTAATATCAGTGGTAGTAATTTTGTATTAACACAGACATTGACTAATGAAGAAACACCAAGAGTTGGTGTAGAATTTGGTACTAGCGTAGATGTTAATCGTTATGCAAATGAAATATTGATTGGCGCTCCTTACGAATTAAGTGATAAAAACTATGAAGGTGCAGTACACAGATATACAAATGCTGGTGAAAAATATGGTATGATTGTTGGTAATACTAGTTGTAATATTACTACTCCTAGAAATATTTTAATCAATGGATTCAATGTAATATTACCAATTGGTAATGCTACTTCTGCTGCTACTAGTATAAACATCGTTTCAATACCAAATGTATATGCAACTACACTTAATGGTAAATTAGTAATCTCGTTAGTTGATACCGCTATTGGAACAGCAGGTAATAAACTATCACTATCAGTAGTTAATAATGCTACTCTGAGTGAGATTGGTATTACGATTTATACACAAACACAAAAGATAATGTGCCCTCATTTAGAAGGTAGAACTCAATTTGGAACTGTTGTAAAATTTGATAAATCTTACACTGGTTCATTTATTGCAAGTGCCCCAGTTGGTGCTCGTTATTCGTCTACTACATTTGACTTTACTGATGATGAATTAGACAATGATACAGTTTTTGATAACAATGCTACTCAATGGATAGATATTTTCACTAATGCTGGCGCTGTTTATATGTTTGATTATTTGGCAGCATATAACGAAAATATAGATAACCCTGGTAATTTTGTGTACGCACAGAGTACAAACTCTTTAGATATAAATTATGGTACTCAACCAAATTATGGAACAGCATTAGATTTTAATAGCAATCATGTAACAATTGGTACTCCTAACTTTGTTCCTAATACAGGATATAATGGGCAAGTTATTACTTATATAAGTCAAAGTAGTACACCTGACTGGGCAGTATATAGAAGTTCGGCACCAATCGTTGATGTTAATGGAATTTTTAACATCCAATTGTTTAGTGCATTAACCAATGATACATTAGAAAATTTAGATTATATTGATCCCTTACAAGGTAAATTATTAGGAGCAGTAGCAGAGAACATTGACGTTACATCAAACAATGATCCAGCTGGATATAACAGTCCAACTAGTACCCAAGGTGGTATTGTTTGGTCAAGTGATAAAGTAGGTCAATTATGGTTCAATACCTCTAACACTAGATTTATGAATTATCATCAAAATGATGTTTCATACAACAGTCAATGGTGGGGCCGTGTATTCCCAGGCAGCGATGTAGCAGTATATTCATGGATTAGCAGCAATGTACCCCCGTCACAATATACAGGTCCAGGTGTCCCGTATAATATAGATAATTACTCAGTGGGTGGTGTAATAAATGCTGAAGGATTAATTGCCCCTATCTATTATTTCTGGGCAAGAAATACAAATATAATATTTGAAAAATTAGGTAAAACATTATCTGATACAGTATTAGAATATTATATAATACAACCGCAATCAACTGGTATAACTTATTTTGCACCATTGTTACCAAGTGTGTATGCATTGTATAATGCATTTGCATACATTAATGCAAATGATACGGTTCTGAATATTGGTTATGCAACAGGAGCTAATGATGATGTCCCCCACAATCAATATAGTTTAATTCGCGCTAATTACGCTGATGACTTTTTGTCAGGTACTCCAGGGTCTGGTGCCGGATATCAATATCACGGAGCAGTAGGAATTGAGCAACCAATTGGTTTGTATAACAGAATGCTAGATAGCATGTGCGGTGTTGACAATGCAGGTGGTGTTGTACCTGACCCACTATTACCAAAAGCAGTACAGACAGGTATTTTAGCTAGACCAAGACAAGGGTTTTTCTATGACAGATTTGGCGCGTTAAAGAATTATCTACAATATGCCAATACTGTACTTGCTCAATTTCCTATTACTGAAATTAGAAATGCAGTGTTTTTAACGGAAACCGGAGAATCATTTGATACAACACAATATTGGAATTATATCAATTGGTGGGCAACTGGTTATAATAATAATACCAAAGCATCAATACAAGTTCCTTTATATGCAGATTTGTCTACCTTATCAGTAGCAGCAGGTACAATTGTAAAAGTATTAGCTAATGGTTCAGGTAACGGCGAAACATACATATATGGCGCAGACGGAGTATGGACAAGAATTGGATTAGACAATGGCACAATAGAATTCTCATCTGTATTATGGGATTATCCTAGTGCTAAATTAGGGTTTGGCGATAATTTCTTTGATACAACACCTTTTGATTCATATCCTTCAACCGAAACACGATATATTGTCCGCGCATTGAATGAGGAAATATATACTAATGAGTTATTGATTTTTAGAAATAAGAGTTTAATACTATTATTTGAATACATTCAAAGTGAAACAATTGAAAGTCAAAATTATTTGACTTGGTTAAATAAAACTTCATTCTTAGATGTTTCACATACGATTCGTGAATTAGTACCAATTGAAGTATTCCGTTCTGATAATCAATTATTCCTAGAAGGATATTTGAATGAGATTAAACCTTACCATGTTGTAATCAAAGAGTTCTTGTTCAAGTATACTCGTACCGATGTATTTGAAGGTGATATAACTGATTTTGATTTACCAGCACAATGGAATGCAAATATTGGTGAATTTGTGTCTCCTCAATTAGTTTATAATGGTGGCGACAGTGTTTATCAATATCCACCTACAAGTTCAATATGGAATAGTAATGCATATACTGAATGGTATAACAATTACGGTTTGAGCATTGGTGTTTTTGTAGACGAGACACAATCATACATTGGACAAAAAGATTTTCAAATTGGCGTACTAGAATCATATCTGTCATTGAATACGGTATACTGCTATGTTGATAACATTTATGGATTTCCTATAAACGGGACTATCACGATTGGTGAAGAACAAATAGGTTATAGTGGAAAAGATTTGTTAAACAGTCAACTAACCGGCTTGTCAAGAGGAATAAACGGTACAACTATAACTCAACACATACCTGGCGAATATATTTTTATGGATCTTCCTCCTGTGATTATACTTAATACAGGTAGAAATTATGTAAATCCGCCAAAGATAACTGCGTACATTGACACTACAATATATCCTGAACCTAGAGTACCTGCTCAATTACAAGCTATAATGAGTTTAGGAACTGTTATTGGGGTTGAAGTAGTTAATCCAGGTTCTGGGTATGCAGTATTGCCTAAGATTGTTATCGACCCGGCTTATATACTATCAATCGATAGTAGTCAAGTTAATCTATTAGATAATACCATTAACATAAACACAGCATATGATTTACAAACCGGTGATGTAGTAGTGTATACAGTAGGTTCTGATTCAACAACAATTCAAGGATTAGTTGAAGGTCAAGCCTATTATGTAAACTTATTAGAAATTACACCATCTCCGGTGTTTGCTCTTTACACAATGTATCAGGAAGCAATTCAAGATCACAACAGAATTGTATTTGGTACTACTGGTACAGGAACACAAAACTTCAGTATTGGCGCAGTTGGATATTGTATCACAAATTCAATGCCAATAAGAGAAAATGTAGTAACTTTGAGATTTGATAGAACCACATATAATTCTCAAGTTATTGATTGGGCACCCGGTGGATTATATGGTTCTTTCTACGCAGGTGATTTACATAATAGTAATCAAATAGCAGCATCATCTATTAAATTATTTTCTCAGTATCCTTCTATTGATTCAATCTTAGCAAGTGCTGCCGGCGCAACATTTGAAATTTTAGATGCAGAAAATCAACAAACATTGACTTGGTCATCTAGAACTAGAACTACAGTGCAGACATATGGTTCTAGCTATTCTACTACTGCATATCGTAATGCAATAAGAATCAATCCTAATGAAGGCGGTGCGGCAGTCGCAGGTGATATAGGTTCTACTGTTGGTTTCTACATAGGTATGCCAGTCAAGTTTGTAGGATCTGCTATTGGTACTACACTAGTTGACGGCACTACTTATTATGTAAAATCGTTAGTACAATTGCCAAATGCGTCTAGTACAAGTTCTTCAACCCTTACTATTGGTTATAACTATGTAATTACTGTATTAGGTACCACCAATTGGAATAGTGTAGCAGATACAGTAGGAAAATCTTATGCTGTAGGGGATGTTATAATTTCAAAATTTACAGCTATTGGAACAGGTACTGCTGCAATATTAGAAGATACTGGTTTTACTATTTCTGATACTGTTGATGTTAATGGCGTTCCTGGTGCAGTTTTTGCTCAGAATACAGCTACTATTGTAACGGCTGGTCTAACTTTATATGTTGGTCAATTAGTTAATCAAGCGATACTTACTATCAATTATAGTGGATTAAGAAATGTAGTTGCTACTGCTGCTTCTACAAACAATGTAACAGTCCTACTAACACCAACTGGGCAAAATGGTACTGTTGGCTTCTATACAGGAATGCCTTTATTCTTTGTAACTAATACCGAAGGTAATAATAAATCGTTTGGTAATATTGTAGAAAACAAAATATATTATGTATTGACAGTAATTGATTTAGAAACATTTACAATGTCTGCTACAGATGAGTTACCAGTGATGTTTGCAATTACCGCAACATCAAGTAGTAACAATTCTATTACTTGTGAAACTACACAAGGTTTAACTATAAATGAGCCTATAATATTTACCGGCACTACTTTTGGTAATATAGTTGCAGGTGCAACATATTATGTAAGAGAAAAATTTACTAACGGAACTTCATTTTCAATATCAAGTTCAGTAAATGGTGACGCAGTAATATTAACTACTGCTACTGGTTCTTGTACGCTCAACAGTCAAGACCTTGCAGTTAATTTAATAAATGGTACTGGATCATTGACATTAAATGTTAACTTACCAATAAGTCCAGGACAAATTACTGGACAACAATTTACACTATATCAAACTTCACAACAATATAGTGGATTAACGGGTACTATTTCTAATCTATTGACTAGAAGTATGTCAGCTACTCTAGCAAATGTAAACAGAATTTGTATTTCTAATTTTAGCGGTGGATTAACTAACATATATAACGGCCTTAAGTTTAATGTAGAGGCTGACATTGGTGGATTGACTACAACAGGTGGACCATATACTGTTACAGGAACAGGTACTACTGCATTGACTGTAACAGCTACTACAACCGGTACTAATTGGTTAACTGTACCATTATCATTAAATCCTAATCTAACTGATGTATTATATGTTGGTATGCCAATATATTTTAGTGGTACTTCAATTGGTGGAGTAGCACTAAATCTAGTTTACTATGTGTTCTCTATAGACTCTAGTCCACCAGCAAATACTGGAAGATTCACTATATCAGAAGATCAATTGTTTGGTTCAGTATATAATGTAACTACTGATAGTGGATTAATGACACTAAGTGGAGAAGGTTATATAACTGTAGGTACTAGTTTATTAAATTCTACTCAAGCTGGAACAATTACTAATTCGTCAACTCCTTCTGCTGCTACTATTACTGTAGCAAATGGTTCAGCGTTCCCCAATGGGACAGCAGTTGTTCTTAGTAGCACAGGGATTCTTCCTGCACCGTTTAACGTGTATACTACTTATTATGTTGCTAACAAAGTTGGCAACAGTTTTAATTTAACTTATGCAGTGGGTGGAGTAACCATCAAAACTACTACCACTGGATCTGGTACACATTATGTATTAGAATCACAAGTGACTATGGTGCAGAATGTTGTTACCGATCCTAACTTTGACGTAAGTTATATTTTAGGTGGTTATAGAATTGTAATCACCAGTGCTGGACAAGGTTACGCAGTTGATAATACTGTAACAATAGCAGGTTCAAGTATTGGTGGAACTACACCTGCAAATGATTTAACATTAACGGCGTTGACTATTAACTCAATTGGTGGTATCACATCAGCAGTTTGTGTAGGTACACCCGCAGGTGTAGTAGAACAATATTATCTGGAAGTAATATCATCAAATAAAGTAGCAGTATATTCTAATCCAGAATTAACCGCACCAGTAAGTGGACAGAATTTCTCATATTCAGGAATAACATCTACTACTGCAACACAAACAGTATCATCATCTGACAGAATTACAGTAGTAAGTTCTACTAGTTTTAATGTTAACGAGCCAGTTGTATTTACAGGAACAGTTTTTGGTGGTGTTGATTTAGGTCTCACATATTATATATATGATAAACCAACCTCAACTACAGTAAGAATATCTACATTGCCGGCGTTATTAAGTTCATTGGTACAATTAACAGATGCTACTGGTTCAATGATAATGGCTTCTTCAGGTGACTATGCTGTATTGCCAGAACCATTCTTCTTTAGTCCTAGTATAGTTAAATTTAACAATAGAGTATATCAGTGTGTTGTTAGTAATAATGACAATGAATTTATTATTGGCAAATGGGAATTGTTATCACCTGATAATAGAAACTTAAACGCATTAGATAGAATTATAGGTTACTATCAACCCACTGTTAATATGCCAGGCAAAGACCTTACTCAATTAGTTGCTGGAATAACATATCCAAATAGTACTTATTCAGGTAATCCATTCGCACCGGCAGATGAATACACATTGGATACAATTTTAACTGACAATACGTTTTATCCAACTGGACTTAATGGACAATCCATCACAGTTAAAAATTCAACGTATTTCATAGCATCAAATTCTACTGACTATTCTTCAATTAATACCAGTACAGCATCTAATTGGACTATTAATAGGTTATCAAATACTCCAATTAATATAACTTCTATAATTTACACCGGCGGTATTAATGGGAAATTTATTCTTTCTTCAAATAATACTGCAACACCTATATTGGTTAGCGATGACGGTATCAATTGGGCAGCAACCGCATTATATAACTCAAATGATCCAATATTGTTAGATTCTTCAGGTGTAACATTAAATTGTGTAACATATTCTAATATTGCTGAAGTTACTGTTGCAGTTGGAAGTAGTATTATTACTTCATTAACACAACCTAACGATAATGTACCTTATCTATGGGACAAGACATTTACATTTACCAATGGATTTACTAATGAATTCAATGGTGTTGCATATGTAAGCACTGCTGGTTTTACTGGTTTTATTGCAGTTGGATTAGGACAAACAACCTCTAGTGGAACTTCTGCTCCAACAAATACAGGAATAATATATTCTAGTATAGATGGATTTACTTGGAATCAAGTGGCATTCTCTAACACAACTTTTTCATTAAACAGTATTGTAGGTAATAGTCAAACCATTGTAATAGTAGGTGACAATGGTGTTATCTATACTAGTTTTAATGGTACAACTTGGTTCCCACAGACTTCCCCGGTGGTTACTAATTTGAATAATATAATTTGGAGTACATACTATCAACAGTTTATTGTAGTTGGAGATAATGGAGTTATATTAACTGCACCGGTCAACGGTATTACATGGACACAAAGAACCTCTAATGTTACAGAAAATCTACAAAGTAGTGTTTCTGAAAATGTTTCAGGAACATTGACCGTGGTAGGATATAATAATACTATGTTGCGTAGTACAAATGGTACTACTTGGTCACTTGATAATTATGTTAACACATCTGAGCCAATCTACAATGTTCAAGGTGATTCATTTACAGAAGGATATGGTCCTGAAGAATTAGTTGCCGGGGTAGTAACTGACAATATTACTATGATTGTAAATACTAGACCGGGTACAAATTGGGATCAAACAGTTTATCAAAATATTGGCTATAATGTAGTCTCATTAGAATTATCACCTACTTCAGGAACACAAACTAGATATAGTTTTGTCAATGTAGTAAATGTTCCAATTCAAATAAGCGTTTTTGTAATAAATTATATCACTGGGTTGAGTACTACAAAAATACTAGGTACTGATTATACAATTGATTGGATAAACAAGATTGTAATTTTGATTAATCCTATAACATATGTTTCAACTACTACACATGATACACTAAGAATAGATGTATATGAAGTAGGCAACGGCGACCAGTTAGTAAAAGCAAACACTGAAACTGATCCTATTAGATATAATGAAGTTACTGGATTCAATGAAATCTATGTAAATGCAAACTATAGCGCAGGAATATATCAAGGGTCTGGATTAATCAAACCAAACACTAGTCCTGTAACAGCTTACGCACTATCAACAAATGGTGTCAATAATACAATACAATATGATAATGTAGATGATTTTGTTCTTAACGGAGCAATAACATTTAGCGGAAATGTATTTGGAAATATAGTTGAAGATCAAACATACTATGTAAAATCTATTGGTTACGCAACTAATAGAATTACAATATCAGATACGTATAATTCATCTACCGGAACTGCTGGAACAATATTCTTCTTGTCTACCGCATCTGGTCTCATGGATACAATTATACAAACAGGATTGGGTGCAGCATGGACTCCGCCGGCAGTATATCATAATGGTAATTTATTAGTATTAGGTTATACTGCTACTGTATTAAGAACCAAAGCCTCAACTAATACTATAACAACAATTAGTACAAGTGGATTAATCATAAATACTCCTATAGTCTTTAGTGCTACAATATTTGGTGGAATCGTTCATCATCAGACATATTATATTAAATCAATATATGATGTTAATGAATTCACTATTTCTGAAACTATTGGTGGACCAGTGTTTACATTGACAAATGGAACAGGTAGCGCAGAATTCATATCAAACGACTACTCGATTGGAATTGCTGATAACGGAATATCTGCTTCAATAATATTTGCAGCTAATTATGATAATACAGTAGATTATCTAGCATACTCATTCTTAGGACAAACGCAACCTGCTCAATATGCATATACATTGCCGCAGACTCAACAATTTGTAGGTGATGGTTCTACTGCATCATTTATATTAGATTATTATGTTGGTGATGTTAATCCAACTAATGCTATTGTAGAAGTTAACGGGTTGCGTCAAACAAATAGCAAATACACAATAAGTGCTAATAGCAACTCAATATTATTCTACAAACCGCCGGTAGCTAATTCTAGCGTATCAGTTACTTCATATAATTCAACTGACCGTCAATACTTTAGTACACAATATGGTATTACTGGAACACCGGGCACCAATCTGTTTAGTGTGACAGTGACCAATACTACTGCTAGTGTATTAAATTACGATCAAGTAGTAACTGCTGGCAATTTTGTAATTGGTGAACCTTATGTTATTCAATCGTTAGGAACTACCAATTGGACAAGTATTGGTGCAACAAGCGTAACAGATGACGGTTTAGTAGTGGGTACTCAATATATTATTAGCAATCTTAGTACAGGTAATTGGAACAATTTGGGAGCAGGTGGAACCGTTACTGGAAGTATTGGCAATCAAACTATCGATGGAGTATTAACTGGAGTATTAACTGTTACCGCTATGTTAACTCCTTCTATATTATCAACTGCTCTAGTAGTTGGACAGACATATACTATACTAACATTAGGAACTACAAATTGGAATACTGTAGCAGGCACAACAGGTAAAACTTATGCGGTAGGTAGTAGATTAGTTGCTCAAGCAACCGCTACAGGAACCGGCACGGCAGTGAAAGATGTAGTCGCAATTAACCAAGATGTAAGCGGAACAGGTGTTACCGCTGGCACAACAATAACCGGTTTCTTGACTGGCGCAGGGGGTGTGGGTACATATACATTAAGTGCTACTCAAACGGTTACAAGCAGAACAATAACATTAGCAGCTAGAAATGGAGTAATATTTACTGCAACCGCAGACGGAACTCAACCGGGCTCAGGCTCTGCATATATTGCTAATTTCACTGCTACGGGGGCAGGAAGCGGCACAGGAACTGCAATTGTTGGATATGATCAAAGTGATTTTGATGAAGAAAAATATTGGCTAACAACTTCAAGTACTAGCACATTGTCAATTAATTATCCTTTGATCTTTAATACTGTAATTTCAGGTTGTGGATTATCAGCTGGTGAAACATATTATGTCACTTCAATTATTAATTCTACTACATTTACAGTTTCTAATACAGTAGGGGGAACATCTCCGATACTAGCTACTACCTCAGGATCAATGACAGCATCTGTAAATGGATTCACAGTAGCAAAGATAACAAACATAAACAATGTTATAACTCCTACCAGTGCTATCATTGGTATTACTAGTACACAAGCTGGGTCAGCTATTGTTGTTGCTGCAGGTTCATTTACACCAACTAAACAGTATATCATTGTAGCATTAGGTACTACGAATTGGAATACTGCTGCTGGAACTACAGGAGTAACATATGCAGTAGGTAGTTTGTTTACTGCTGCTGTAGTAGGGTCCGGCACAGGTACTGCAAAATTAGCAAACGCATTGATTAGCGCATCAGACCCTTCACTTAACTTAAGTGTTGGGCAATCTATACAGTTTAAGACTTCTAATATAAATGCTGGTTCGTTCACAGTAGCCGAACAGTATTGCATAACTGATTTGGGTAATACTGATTGGCAAGCTATTGCAACTACATACAATTGGATATATGGAAATCCAGTAGTGGGTGGAATATTCACAGCGAGTGGTGTTGGATCAGGTAGTGGAGCAGCGGTCCCGACCACAGTGAACGGGATCAATACTATTGGAACAAACTATACAGTTAGCGCAATAACAACTAACCCTAGTTCAGCATATGCATTTACTATACAAGATCAATTTAGTACATCACCTACCGTGACTACAGCCGCAGTAGCTGCCACATTAATAGGTTATGTAGGTGGTTCAAGTGGAGCAATAGTAACTACTAGTATAAATCCAAACTTTGTATTAAATTCAATAGTGCGTGTTGATGATGTAGTTGGGTCAACTCAATTAAATAATAATCTATATTATGTTAGACCAATATCAAATACACAATTTGAATTGTATACCCAACCATATAATCCAGCATTATATGCAGTTAATTATCCGGTAACTACAATTTCCTCATATGTCAGTGGTGGCTATATATGGCTAGATGGACTATTTACTATATCTAATACTTTTGCAACGTCAACTGATGATAATGGCAATAGAATAACTGTTGATAATACTGATATTTTAATACCAAATACTCCTGTATATTTTACTGAATATGCTGCTAGCATAGGTACAAACATATTAGGTAACATTTTAGCTAAACACAAATATTATATATATGCAGTAAGACCTGAAATTTCTGCTGGTAATTTTATTGTTGGTAATAAGTATGAGATAACTTCACTTGGCAATACCAACTGGCAAGCTATTGCATCTTCTTATGACTGGACTACTGGTAGTCCAGTAATAGGTGGAATTTTTACTGCTAGTGGAACTGGTACTGGAACTGGTATTGCTAGTGGATTACAAGAATTTACTATTAGTGAAACAGAATTCCCGTACCAAGAAGAAGTTCAGTTAGTAGATGCAACTGGTTCTATCTTTGTAACACAGTATGAGCAAGTCAACGTAGATAGATTATGGGTAACTATCAATGGATATAGAGTTCCATCAAGTTCATTAAGATTAAATTCTTACAATAACTTAAGTATTCTATCCGAGATAGTTACCGGTGATGAAGTTATTATTACAAGTATGATGCCAACAGCATCTCCAAATGAAGAAACATATCTATTGAATGTTTCTCAGCAAGGCAATGGTGCAGTATATCGTGCTAATCATCAAACTAGAACATGGTTAGTACAACCACTAGAAACGCTGCAAGATACAATTTACTTAAATGATGTTACTAGAGTAACAGATTCAATAGTTCAAACGGTCACAGCCCCTGCATTAGTTGACGGAGTATTCAATATTGGATTGACTTCTAATAAGAATGTTATCTGTCATATACAAGTATACAACAATACTACTGGATTATTGGTAAATAGTAGCAATTTTACTGTAGTTTTAGAAGATACTGCTCCAATATTACAAATTCAACCGATCGGAGTATCAGCAGGAAATTCACTAACTATCACTACAATCGAAGGAAGACTACTATATATCAACGGCGAACAAATTGGATTTAACGAGTGTGATTTGATAGCAAATACAGTATCTCAGCTTACCCGAGGAGCTAATGGAACCGGAATGCAAACATATATTCCAATATACGCTGAAGCGTTTGGATTGATACCTAATAATAGAATGTCAGATGTATTATACTCTGAGACATGGAATCCAGTACCGGGAATCTACAATACAGTTGATGGAGATCCATTGCAGATTGCAGATACTCAAGGTGCAAGTTTCTTGAGAACGGATATAAGTTAAAGATAAATAATATATGAACGAAAAAATGGAAAAAAATAAGGAAAATTCTCCGGCAGAAAGACAGGAAAGTAAACCTAACGAACACGGTGGATTTTACTTTTCTTCCAGCATAAAGATAACGGACCCTAATACTAAAGAAGTATTAGTACAAATAAGAGGCGATAATTAATGTCAGCAATAACACTAACATACAAAATAGAAGGATTTTTGAAAATCTATGATCCTAATAACGGGGAAATATTCGTAGATAAGAAAAATGCTATTAATTACGAGAATATGTCAATAGCTATCGCGGACACATTAAGCAGTCGTGGTTATGGGGAAATTTATGAAATGGCGTTTGGTAACGGTGGAGCAAGCGTTTCTGACACTGGAATCATCACTTATCTTCCACCAAATGTCACAGGACAAAATGCTGCATTGTACAATCAGACATATGCCAAAATTGTAGACGATACTAGCGTTTTCAATTTGGATCCTACACGTAATAAAATGACTGTAAATCATACAACTGGTAAAGTTTACACTGATATATTAGTCCAATGCTTACTCGATTACGGCGAACCTGCAGGGCAAGCTGCATTTGATAACAGTACTCAAACTGATAGTTCCTATGTTTTTGACGAATTGGGATTATTAGGAAACAACGGAACTGATGTTAATGGAAATATCCTTACAAGACTATTAACACACGTAATATTTCACCCGGTACAAAAGAGTCTAAACAGACAGATTCAGATTGATTATACAGTTAGAATTCAAAGTTTGACAAACTTAGTAACAATTTAAGATAAATAACAGATAACGGAGCAATTTCAATATGGCATATACAATAGTAAAAAGTAATGGTCAAGTACTGACAACCATTGCTGATGGTACTATCAATACTAGCAGTACTTCACTAGCATTACCTGGCAGAAACTACGCTGGGTACGGTCAGTACGTGGATACAAACTTTGTTCACCAACTAGAAAATTATGCCAATGCTAGTCCTCCGGCTAATCCATTAGCTGGTCAATTATGGTGGAATACAAACAGTAACACAATGTATGTCTGCCCAGCAGACGGAACAACTACAGCTAGCAGCTGGTTAGCACTAACTTCGACCGCAAGCGGCGGAACAACAACATTTGGTGCAGTAACAGTCACTGGAAATGTAACATCAAACAATATTACTGCTACTAATGCGTTAGTGGCAGATACAATAACAGTACGTCTAGCTACAGTAACTGCTAATGCTACAATTGCGAATGCAAACGTAACAACCGGTAATATTGGTACACTAAACACAGCGAACATAACAACAGGTGCAGCAGGTACTGCCGGTAATATTACTGGAACATGGACTCTTAACGGAACAGGTACTGCTAACACTATAGCAGGCACTGGACTTTATGTTAACGCCGGTAACATTGTAATCAATAATAACGGTAACACCTATGGTATTAAAACTGACAAGTACATGTATGCAAACGGTGTCGCAATTAGCTTTGCAGGCACTTATAATAATGCTAATGTATTTGATTACCTAACCGGAGCAAATTCAGTTAGTCAATTTGCTGGAGTTATCGCTCCTTCTAGTGTTACCACAGCAAATATTACAACTGGTGGAAATACTATAGCAGGGCAATTAACTGGCAATTGGACATTAACAACTGGTAGTAGATTACAAGCAACATACGCTGATTTGGCAGAACGCTTTGAAGCAGATGCTTATTACGATGCGGGCACTGTAGTTGAATTAGGCGGTGAAAAAGAAATTACTAGTGTCAAATACGAACTAAGTGAAGATATCTTTGGAGTAATATCAAATACGGCTGCTTACTTGATGAATTCAGGTGCAGGTAATGATACTACACATCCCCCTGTAGCAATGACAGGACGTGTTAAAGTTAAGGTTACAGGAACAGTTAAAAAGAATGATCGTTTAGTTAGTGCAGGTGAAGGTATCGCACGAGCAGCTAAGCCAGGCGAAGCAACAGCATTTAATGTTATTGGGCGTTCGTTAGAAAACAAAACTGATTCAAGTATTGGAACAGTATTAGCAATTGTTACTGTATCAAGATAAGGAATAAAAATGACATACGCACAATATGGAACAATAGCAGCAGCAGATTATAACGCACTAGTAGGTGGTAATCCAGTAACGGCTAACGGAACATTAAACACAGTATGGGCTACTGGTGGAACAACTGCTGGTTACGGTCAACCTGCATTAGGTAATGTAACAGTTGGTACACAGGTCTATGCAGCAGATTGGGCTAATTTAGTAAATAAAACCGCCAATGCTGCATCACATCAAGGCACTTCAATTACTACAGTTACTGCACCGACAGCAGGTGGAACGATAACTTATTTGTCAGCTATCCCTACTAATTTAGGAACTATCTATGCACCTAGATTAAATGCAGCTACACAGGGTAGTACTGTTGCCAATACAGCAACACTTGGTACTACTTGGACACAAGAAGCTACTTTTACACATACTGTAACTTTTGCAAATGGTGATGCAGCAAGATATTTTTTCAATTCAGGCGGACAATTAAAAGTAACTTGCGCTCACGCTAACAGCACAGCTGGTATTAATTTATTAATTAACAATTTAGCTAGCAATGTAGGTACTGTAGTATTAAGTTCGCCTTCAACTGGAACTATCACAATATCCGGAGTATCATTTACTGGTGTTACTAAGATAGGAGGCGGAGGCAACGCACCTACTACTTTACCAAATAATGGTTATTATGCATTAACTACAAGCAACGCTAATGTGTTTACTCAATTAGCATCATCTGGTCCGGCAGGTTATTTAGGTACATTTATTCGTATTATTGCCAAAAGCAACGGTACACAAGGTGTCAACGGAGATTCAGGGAGTATCATCACATTATATACAATTTGGGATGAAATTCCAGACGGCTTGACTGTTGGAACTGGAACAAGCACAACTGTAACAGTACAAGCACCTGAAACTACTTACTTAGCTAATACTTGGGGAACCATTACTGTTACTGGTTCTGCAACAGGCGCATAATTTTTACATCATCGTTGTATCTATCTAAATACTCTTAGGAGTACATATGGATACAACGATATTAATAGCTGAAGCTAAAGCCCGGTTCAATCATAACTCAGCCAAAGCATATCTAAAAGACAAGTACGATAGTAAATTAATCGTAGCTGACCAATGCGGACTTTGGAAAGCTGACGTACAAACCATTTCTTTTTTAAGTACCATGGATGATAATTTTATCGTTCTGATGGACACATTTAACAATCCGGTAGAAGTAAATCGTGATAAACTACTTGCATTGCTCAAAGAAACATATAATAAAGTAATGCTAGAGTGGTACAAAGAATGGAAAGAGTTAGAAAGCAAAAGATGAGAGGGGCATTACTTTTTGCATTCAACAGCCCAAAATATAATTACTATGAGATGGCGGTAGCAACTGCTAAACGCATTAATCACTTTTTGGGTCTACCTGTCACAATCGTAACAGATGCTGAATCATTGCCTAAAAAACAATCATATACATTTGACAACATTATATTAGCTGACGCTGATAAAACTAATAAAAGAGACTGGGGAGTATGGTACAATAAAGGCAGATATCGTGCATATCAATTTAGTCCGTATGACGAGACTATATTGTTAGATACTGATTATATGGTCAATTCAGACAAATTACTAAAGACTTTTGATTTATCTACAGACTTTTGCTGCCATGACACTACTAGTTTTCTGATGCACCCAAATGCTGTACAGGAAATGTTAAGTGTATATAGTTTCAATACATTGTGGGCAACTGTAGTCATGTTTAAGAAAACAAAAAGAGCAGAACAAATATTCAATTCTTTGGAAATGGTTCAAAATAATTTTGACCATTATGCAAACATACATGGATTTATATCTGCAACTTTCAGAAATGATTATGGACTTACGTTAGCAACTAGAATAGCTAATGGACATACTACAACAAAAGAAGATGTTATACCATGGAACTTACTACACGTAGGTAAGAACACTAGCGTCTATAGAAACAACGATGGTGAATATAATACAGAATATACCGTGATGTTTGACAATTGGCAAAGAAGCAAGATTCGCAAAGAATATATCAACATAAAAGATATGGACTTTCATGTTATGAACAAAGAAAACTTTATGGAGCTGATAAGTGAATAAAGGTTTCGTCATAATGGCTCAGGATACTGAGAGTACAAGCTATACTAGTTGTGCTGAAACATTAAAGAAAAGCATATTGAGAGTGATGCCAGATGCTAATGTAACAATCATCACTGCTGATATGTTGCCACATGGCGATTTAGCAACTGATAGTGATTGGAAACTAGTCAATGACTGGCAAGTATATGAAGCTAGTCCATATGATTACACAATCAAACTAGAAGCAGACATGTATATTCCACGTAATATTGACCATTGGTGGGATGTACTTAAAGATAGAGATGTGGTAGTGTCTAGCACAATACGCAATTTTAAGCAGGAGATATCTGATATACGATTCTATCGTAGATTCATCGATGATAATAAGTTACCGGATGTTTACAATGCCATAACTTATTTTAAGAAATCAGAAGTAGCAACACAATTCTTTATGTTGGTAAAAGAAATCTTCACTAACTGGGAAGAATACAAAAAGATATTAAAATGTAATCCACAAGAACTAGCTACCACTGATTGGGTTTATTCTATTGCTTGTCACATCATGGGAGTAGAAAATACTACATTGCCAATATTTACTGAGATGAGTATGGTGCATATGAAACAATATATCAACGGCACACCTACAGAAAATTGGACAGATACTTTTATCTATGAATGTTTACCAAATCAAATTAGAGTACAGACTGTGCCACAACAGTATCCATTTCACTATCATGTGAAGAATTTTTGTGATAAGATAATAGTATGAGTGCGGAAGAACATGTAATAATATGGGAAGCACCCAAACTAGAAACACCTGAATTTAGGTTATATTATGACGAGCAGGGTAAAGTGTTATGCTACACCGGTGATAAGTCAGTTGAAGGTAATTATATCGTTATAGATGCAATGACCTTTATTGAAGCTAGACCTGATGTTAGAGTCATTGACGGTAAAGTTTCAAGATTCAATGCAGAAGCGGTGGTACATAAATTAATGCCAAGCAATGAAGGCATTACTTGTAGTACTGATGATATAAGCATCATAGTAGAACCAACAGAGCCTCATACTAAATGGAAATTAAAAACTTATGAGTTATGATATTGTTGATATGGCAGATTTAGATTGTATCTATCTAAGCTATGACGAGCCACAGAAAGAAGAATTTTGGCTTAAGATAAAAAATATGATACCGTGGGCTAAACGAGTCGATGGGGTGAAAGGTAGCGATGCTGCACATAAAGCAGCAGGTCTAGCAAGTGATACTGAAAGATTCATTCTAATCGACGGGGACAACATGCCTGAAGAAAATTTCTTCAATCTGCAATTAGATTTTACTGACAAAGATGAACGATATCATCAAGCGCAGTTTCGCTGGAAAGCTGTAAACAGTATCAACGGACTACGCTACGGTAACGGTGGCATGAGTAGCTGGACAAAAACTTATGTGCGTGAAATGAAAACACACGAGAATCAAACTGATGGAGATATATCACGTATCGCTGACTTCTGTTTAGATAGCACAGATAACTTATACTGGTCTATGCA